ATGAGCATCGACGACAAGCTCGAGCAGCTCCTCGCCACCTCCCGCGCACGACTGAGCGCCGAGCTCCACGACCCGCAGCGCGAGAACGCCGCCCACGCCTACGCCCGCAGCCTGTGGGGCCTCGAGGATGACATCCGCGCCCTCGTCAACCAGATCCGCGAAGGAGCTCCGCTGTGAACCGCTTCCGCCTCGACGTCGTCGGCACCTACGTGATTGCCGCACTGGCCTTCGCGCTCTCGTACTCGAATCTGGTCGACCTCGCCGTGCGCGCCGGCTACTCGCCCGCGATGGCGTGGGCGTGGCCGCTCGCTGTCGACGGCCTGGCCGTGGTCGCAACGTCCGCGGTGATGCGACTGTGTGAGGATCGCACCTACGCGTGGATCCTCCTCGGCGCGTCCACCACGGTGTCGGTCGTCGCAGGCGCCGCGGCGCATCTCCTGCCGGCGGGCCCGCTTCCCGGCTGGGCTGGCGCGGCCGTCGCAGTCATCCCGCCGCTCTGCCTGCTCGTCGCCCCGCACCTCGCCGTGCAGCTACGGCGCGAAGCAGCGAGCGACACTGACGCGACCGACGCGGCTGAGCCGACGGATGCCCACGCCGTCGACGCGTCCAACGAGGAGGCGCTCCATGACGCATCGACTGACACCGTTCCGAATCCTGTCGCGGTGATCGCGACTGACGCAGTGACGCTGCAGGGAATCGACGCCGCGGCCGACGCGCCAACCGATGACGCGTCCATGACTACCTCGGTCGACATGCCATGCGTCATCTCGCCTGACCAGCTGCGGCGCACCGTGGCGCATGGCGCGCCAGCAACTGACGCAGCGCTGTTCGACCTGACGCATGACGCGCCAGCGCGCCAGACGCATCGCCCTAGTGTCACCCCGGAGCAGCGCGCCAAAGTGCGCCACCTCGCCGCAACCACAGGCATGTCCGGGTACGAAATCGCTCACGCGGCTGGCACCTCCGCCTCGACGGCGCGGCGGATCATCCTCTCCGCTGGCGGACGTGACGCGTTGCGGGCCGCCGCGAAGCGAAACAATCAGCAACCGACCGGTCTGGTTGAATGCCGAGCATGAAACGGACAATCGCTGCGATCGCTTTATCCGCCGCCGCCGTGCTGGTGCTCGGAGGGTGCTCCAGTTCGGATGACGGCCCATCTGAAGACGAGCTCCGCGCGACAGCCTGCGAGTCATTCGCATCTATCACGCCGGGCTTCTATGAGAGCAGCGATGCGGTTAGCACACTCTCTGACCCAGGTGCGAGCACATCGGACCGGGTGGATGCACTTCGGGCACAGCTCGATCAATCGTCGAGTTCCAACAAGCGGACGCGGCCCTACGACTGCAACGACGCGCGTGACGCGAAGTGGTTCGACGACTTCTATGCATCGGTGGTCGCCGAGCAGCGCGACGGGAAGTAGTCCACCCAGAGCGCCCCGGCCACAAGCCGGGGCGTTTAGCGCTTCAGCACCCGCGCGCTAGCTGCAGCTCCCAAGTGACGAAGTCGAGCGCCTCGCGCACGGCCGGGTCCTCTGGGTCGTAGCCTTCGCCGCTGATCGCAGCAGCCTCGATTGGGTCCATGTCCAGTTCGACGTAACGCACGGCTGGGCGGTTCCTGAAACGACAAAAAGCCCCCAACCATTCGGAAATCCCGAATGGTTGGGGGCCATTGTCATGTCTGCCGTTCAGTCCATTCTAGGGCTGGGTTGCGATGACGATTGGGCTTCCGGTAGCGAACTGTGCGATCAGTTCAGTCTTGCCCGATCCGTTGGTGCGGGCGGATAGGGTTACTAATGGCCCACTGTCTGGGCCGATCTGTACCTTATCCTCTGCAGTCATCGTTCCGGTGAAGGTCGGAGACGCCTTCGGCACCAGCTGTGCCACTTCATTCCAGCCCATTAGGTGTCCTCACCCTTCTGCCACACCTTCATCGTGTTCAGATCGATCCACACGTCCCCGCCGAACTGGTCGGATGGCAGTGGATAGGCTTCCTCGTCACCTTCCCGAGGCTCACCAAACCCTGCGCGCACCAAGCGTTTCGAGCGTTCATATGCGCTGACGGCACGCCACCCTAGCGCGTCGAGGCTGTACTCGCTCTCGTCGACCTCCACCGTGTGGGTGTGATTGAGCGGTGCCTTCTCGGCCAGCCCGGGAACGGTCGGATCCTCTGCAGTGCCACCAAGATCGCCGGCAAGCTTCACAGTGCCAAGCTTGATGTCTGTAGCAGGACCAGAACCAGATGGCGTAGACGCATACATCGCCCGGACGCGTTCGATCAGGTCTTCAATCACAGGACTCACGGCCCCATCACCTCCACTTCAGTGTTGCCTAGCATGAGCGGGACGGGTGTCGATCCGAGGTGCAGGCGCGAGGTTGCTGGGTTGAGAGCGATGGTGGTGGTGCCATAGCTGATCGTCGAGGACGACATGTTCGCCGTCGTGGACGGGACCGCGCCCGCCGTGGGCCATTCCCGGGTCGCGGCGGTGATGGTCGCCGCGAACCCGCCCGCGTAGTCGACCCGCTCGACGTCCGGGCCCGGCCATGTCCACGAGATCCCAGTCGCTCCGGTGGCCCCGGCAGTGCGCATGATCATCGAACCCTCGGGCGCATGCGTCAACCCGGGCACCGGGTGGTTGCTGGTCCCGGCCTGAGACCCCTGGTTGTAGGCGTGATCGAAGATTGGGTTCGCGAGGTTCACGCCACGAAACGCGAGGACCGCTGAGAGGTGGGTGCCAGAGGCGTTCGAGGTGAACGTCGGCTCGGCGACACCATGTGGGGCGCAGAAGATGAGCATGCGTCCAGCGGTGCCGCGTGGCTGGTCGACGAGCCGCGTCCAGCCCGTGGGTGTTCCGACAGTGGTCGATGCGGTGCCGCGGGTCTGTACGAGCATCACCATGTAGTCGCCGGTCTGGATGCCGGATGGGAGGGGCTGCGCCCAGAAGATTCCGTTGACCCCAGCCGTCGCTGATCCGACATAGGTGACGGCCATCAGATCTTCACCCACAGTCGGCCGCCGCCGGGATCGGTCGCAGAGGCGACGGCAGCCAGGCCGAGCCACACGAAGTTGGCGGCTGGGAACGTCGCCGATGCGGCGTGCCCGTTGTTGCAGTAGTAGCGGCCGTGGTTGTAGGTGACGACCTCGCCGCCGTTGTAGTACTTGGCTGGATTCCAGGCCCCATCCTCGACCATCCTCTTGCCGAGCATCTCGATCACGCTGTTGAACACGTCCTCAGCCAGCGCGCCGATAGCCGTGCGGGCCGCCGCCGCATCCGCGGCCTTCATCACCGCGCGGCCGGTCGCTGTCGTGTCCGAGATGTCGGACGAGGAGAGCGTGACCGCACCCTTTCGGCCGGCCACCGAGGTCACGTCGGACGCCGGATAGACCTTCTGCATCCACGACGACAGCGACGTCGACGGTTCGGCGATGAGCTGCCACTCGGTACCGAGGTCGGTGCGGTTGCACCAGTCTCCGCGCTGCCCGGCCAGAGCGAGCATCGCTGCCTGCGAGGCGACGTTGCCGAGGAAGTCCACCATCGCAATCGCCGGGAGGTCCGCCTGCGGGATCTTGCCGTTCGCGTCGAGGTTTGCCTTCTTCGCCAGCGCAGTGTCGGTGTACGACTTGGTCACCGCATGACCGGCTGCCGTCGGTGTGCCGACCGACAGTGCGCCCGCACTGTCGCGTTTCGCGAGCGTGCCCGCTGTCGCGTTCGGTGTCGCCGACTGCACTGCGGGGACCGCCGGAGCCTCCGCGGTACCGCCGAGGTCGCCGGCAAGCTTGATCTTCCCGGACACCGTCGGTGTGGCCTCGGGGACAGTCCCTGCAGCCTCAGCCGCCGATGCGGCAGCAGCAACTGCTGAAGCGTCGGCGGCAGTTGCGCGTGTGTCGGCGAACTCCGCCGACGCGACCGCAATGCCGGCGGCCTCCACTGAATCGTCACGGGCCTTCTCCGCTGCGGTCGCCGAGTTACCGGCGTTCGTTGCGTGAGTGCCGGCGGTATTCCGATGCGCCAGCGCAGCGTCCCGCGCAGCCTCTGCTGCATCCTTAGCGGTCTGGGCATCATCCTTCGCGGCAACCGAACCATCCCGCGCCACCTCAGCGGCAGCCTTTGCCGCCTCCGCTGCAGCCTTGGAATCCGCGGCAGCCTGTGAGTTCGCCAGCGCGGCGCCGGCGTACCCGGCCGCATCATCCTTCGCGGCAACCGAACCATCCCGCGCCACCTCAGCGGCAGCCTTTGCCGCCTCCGCACCGTCGCGTGCAGCAACGGCCTCTCGGACGAGCTCCGCGACACGGGAAACAACCGGTTCTGGATACTCGACGGACGCGTCTGCGACATCGGCGAGGTTCAGCTTGCGATCCCCGTTGGCATCGGGCTCGGCCGGACTGAACGTGATCGTGTTCGCGGGTACCTTCGCGCCCTTGATCCCAACTCCTGGATCCTCTTCCAGCTCGGGAATCGCAGTCCACACGATCGGAACACCACCAACGACGGCGGGCAGCATGACGCCGTCCCGTGCCTGCCGATCCTTCAGTCGACCATGAACGACCGGGTACATCATCTCGCGCACCGACAGCAGATAGTTCCCCGCCGCGTCAGGCACATGGATCGCCTTGGACCGGTCGCCGGCATCGAACCGCGCGCAGAACACGACGCGACCCTTCAGTGAGACCTGTTCAGGCAGCGCATCGGCGTCGTCCGGCGAGTCGTAGTCAGTGATCATCCATGCGCCGGTGATGTGCTGGAACTCGATAGTCATGTGGCTCCTACTCCGGATTTCCGCCGGGCTCGCCGGGATTCGGCAGGGCTTGGCTCATGGTGTTGCTCGACAGCTTCCGCAGCGTGAACTCGGTCCAGTCGGCGCCGCCGTAGAACCATCGCCACTTGCCGCTGTAGCACCAGACTTCGGCGTAGCAGCCGATCTCGTCGGGGATTTCAACTGTCATGCCGCCGCGAATGATCTTGCCGCTGGATCCGGCCGGGTAGTCGATCGACTGCTTCCGGATGAGCTCACCGTTAGCCCGCCGGGCTTCGATGTCGAGCCAGATGAGGTTGTCGCCACCAGTAGGCGTCTGCCATGCCCGGGCCTGCGCGTCGATCTTCCACAGTCCTGGTTCGTCGAACTGGATTCGACCGGTCGGCGAGACGGGTGTGAGCCCCTTGCTGTCGCCGTACTTGAAGTCAAACTGCATCCGCATCCGGTGCGGGCCGCCCGCGTCAGCGCCGAGCCACTGGTTCTGAGACATGATGAACGAGCCGTACCCGATGATGCCCTCGAGCGCGTTTGTGCGTTTCCGGGTGTCCTCGAACGTCCGCCCGAACTCGCGGAGGTACTCGAGGTTGTCGATCGTGTCCGGGCGGCGCACGAGCGGCTTCGGGAGAATGCGTAACTCCGCCATCTACACCACCCGCATCAGCCGGATTCGCAGCTGCGCGAAGTCTCGACGCACCTGCCACCCGCCGATGTTCCCGGCCCGCTTCACGGCAATCATGTGAATCGTGGCCTCAGTGTTCGGGGCTACCGTCCCCCATGTCTCGCCGGGGTTCATGGATCGGTCAGCCCAACTGACCACGTTGACGTAGCTCGATCCGCCGACCAGGTCCGGCGAATCGCCGCGCCCGTGACCGATGAACGAGCCCGACACCGGGTCGCCCAGGAGCACTTCAACGTCGATCTGCTGGCCGGTCACCCGCTTGATTTCGACACCGCCGACGATGTCCGGGCGATACCGGTAGGGGCGCGGAGGGATCGTGACCGAGGTGAGCACATGCCGGGTGTCGGAAGCGCCCTTGGTTACAGTCTCGAACGAGTTGCTTCCAACAACGTATTCCTCGACGGGCAGCATCGCGTTACGCCACGTCATCTTCCCTAATGCGGCGTCGTGCACGAGGATCTGAGCATCCGTCGGCGGCGTCGTCTGGCTCACGTCGATTGACGTGTAGATCGGGCCCGCGGGGCCGACCGGGCCTGGCGGCCCCACCGGTAGCGGCGGGAGGTCAATGCCGACCGAGTACGGGCCGCCATCGGCGCCCTGGATGCGGACGCCCGGCGCGCCCTCCTGGACCACGCCGTCGACCGTCACTGTTCCGCCGGTCATTACCGGGGCCGGGCCGCGATCTCCCTTGGTGCCAAACGCGTTCTCGTACACCCGGAACGTCGTTCCGATCCATACCCATAGGTTGTCGGTTCCAGTACAACGGTAGGTGAAGTTCAGTTCGTTCTCGCCAAGGGTCATAGCCAGGCCCTCGAGCTCCGCCAGGGTGCGGGTGCCCTGGTGGACCATGCCGGCCGCGCCACGCTCTCCCTGCTCACCGTGGTAGGCGGGGAGTCCTATCACCGCACGCTCGGCCGCGCCATCCTGCCGGCGCCGCACGTGGAGATACGTCTCAGTCATAGGAGGTAGGCCCGGCGTCTGCGGAATGCCGTACACCTCGAGGTCTACATTGATGCGTTCAATCGGGTCTTCAGGCATCGCCTGTCACCTCCATAACCTTCTGTCGAAGCGACTTCCATGCCTCAGGCGCGTTGGCGCCGAGGGCGACGACCCCGGTCGGCAGGTGTCGCAGCTTGACGGCCTCGCCGTCGCTGAGCGTGACCATCTCGACGTCCCCGAAGTCGGGGACTGATTCGATCTGTGCGCGAGGGACCCATTCGCCGCCGTCGTAGACGCGGCCGTTGATCCAGTTCAGAACTGCCTGCGCGAGCAGCTCGACCTGCCCGGGGAACATGCGCGTGAACGTCCCATCCGAGAGCGGGGCGGCGAGCATGAACTGCGAGAGGTCGGCGACCCATGGGTCATCGAGCTCGAAGATGCCCTCACTCATGGCCGGCCACCTCCTTGCGCTTACGCCGGCGGTCGCGCTGCTGTTCACGCCACAGCGCACACAGCATCGGGACGTAGACGATGGCGCCGAGTGCGTAGATCACCAGGCGGATCGGCTGCCGTCCTGGGAAGTCCATCGAGATCCACGTTGCAGCGCTGATCTGGATTAGAACCAGCGACAGGACGGCGCACTTAGCGAGGTAGATCCGCCCGAGTTCGCTCTTCTCCCACGGCGATCGGATGACATAGAGGAGCGTGAACACGGTGGCCATGCCCGCGAGCGCGAGGAGCGCGATATCTGCGGCTAGCGTCACGATGCACCTCCCCATGCCTGGCGCAGCAGCTCTGTATAGCCGTTGCGCTCGAGCTCGTTCCGCAGCACTCTCGCCACCTTCTTCGCTTCCTCGGATTCGATCTCGACCTGGCGCAGCTTCCGCTCGGCGTGGGCGTGCCCCTCAGCCGCCTCGACTGCCTGCTGCCGCGCCTCGTCGACGTCCTTGCTCCATGGCCACCTCATGGCGCCTGCCCTACTGCGTCGCGGAACGACTGGCTCGCGTGGGCGGCCAGTTGGGATGCAACCTTCTGCTCGGCGATCGTGTCGGCCAGGGTCCGAATGGTGTCCTGGTCGGCCTGCTCGCGGCCTTGAGAATGGGTGATCGCGTCGTCCTTGAGTCGCACGATCTCCCGATGCGCAGGGCCCCAGACGATCCAGCCGCGCACAAGTGCCAGCCCATGAAGAAGGGCGAGCATGATGACCACGGTCACGACGCTCGCCCCTTCCCATGCTGACGGAGTGAAGATCTGCATCACTCTCCTCGAGGGACGTTCCTGCGGGCATACTCCTCGAGCTCGTCGATCTGTTTGCCGGTCACACCATTCGGGGTGAACTTGATCCCGACGACGGTGCCGAAACTGACGAGCACCAGCACGCCGGTCGTGATGTTCGCGGGCACGTCGACGCCGGCGGACACGACAGCCCACAGCAGTGCCACGACCAGGCCAACGGCCGCGGTTGCGGTGTTCGCGTAGCGCTTGATGATGGGCTGGTCGGCCAGCTTCGCGCGAAGGATATCGGTGATCAGGTTGGGGTTCATCACATCACGTCCTTGAATCCGGGGATGCCGAGCTTCTGGCCGATCACCGCGAGCGCGTCGACGACCGTGCGGCCGCCGAGCTGCGGCCAGCCCGGGTACTTCCCGAGCTCCGCGCTGCCGGTGAGCTGGTTCCGGATCTCCTGCTCGATATTCATGCCGCCTCCTGGCGTAGGTGTAGGGGTTGGTGCCGGCGCGTAGATCCCGAGGTGCCCGGACCGGAGCTTGGCCGCGAAAGCCTCGTTGCGGGGGTCGCCTTCGCGCCAAGCCATCTGGAAATGCATCTCATCGGGGGTGTCCCAGGAGCGTCCCCAGAACACCGACCCTTCGAAGAGCGCGAGGCCGCGATTGACCTTGTCGACCAGGTCGCGGGGCATCGTGTACGGGCCCATCGGTAGGCGCGGTGCGTCGATGTCAACGGCGGTGCCGGACAGGTGGTTCGAGTTTCCGACGTCGTTGGTGTTCGACCATCCCCAGACGGGCGAGATGATCTCGCGGACGTTCTGGTCGTACCAGCGCAGCCACGCGCCGAGGATCGTGAGCGGTGCACCCTTACGCAGCGGCGCGGTGTCCACCAGGAACAGATTGGGGATGCGGACGATGTCGCACTCGTTGCGGTCGCACATCCGCCAACCGTTCTCCGAGTACTCGTAGCCGTAGGGTTTACGGAAGCTCATGGATTCCTCCTCATGAGGGGTGGCGATCCAACGGGCAGTTAGCCGCCGAGGATCGCGCGCGTCAGAGTGCTGTTGAACTTGCGGAGCTTGCCGAGGGCGAGTGCGCCCGGTTCCCGTTCGGCCTCACCGGATCCGAACTGCAGCGTGAACCCGACTCGCGATGGTGACTCCTCGTACTCGATCTCTTCGAGGGAGTCGACCTGGATGCTGCCGTCGGGTAGCTCGTACGAGGCCTGGTCTCCTAGTTCGAGGTCGCGGCCGACGTAGTTGCCGTCGGCGCCGTTGGTGACCGTGATCTTCTGCGAGGTGTAGCCACGGTTGTCCCACGCTGCGGACTTCATCGCTGCAGCCAGGTCGAGCGAGAGTGCGGTGCCTTGGCCGGCGACGAATGTCTCCTGGAACCGCAGTGGCCCGGCCTCGTTCGCGAGCTTGAGGTCTTCCTGCGAGTGGAACGCCATGAACTTGTCTTTGAGCTGGTCCGTCAGGACGCCCAAGGTCAGCCCGGCGATTCCGAACGCCGTACCGATCGCACCAGCAATAAAGTTGCCCGCGTTCACGACTAGGTCGTTGAGCCAGCCCGGCGACTTGCCGCCGCCAGTCACACGCGTCGCCATCGGAATATGCGTGACCTGCTCGACTTCTGCTGCCGGGGACCACTTGCCAGCTCGGTAGTGCGCCACCGGCTTGTCGGGACGCTTCCAGACGAAGTCCACGATGAGTGTGTTGCGGTCGAGTTTGAACAGCTCTGGGAACGGCTGCTCATCCTCGCCGTGAATGTAGAGGTCGATCTTCGGGACGATGTTCTCGGTCTTGCAGACCTCCTGCATCACGTCCCAGTACTTGTCCATCCGAGCATCGGTGATCACGCCCGGGGACTTGTCGCCGATCAGCCCGCGCGGGTTGATCATCAGCGGCCAGAACGCATTGCGGAATATGTTCCACGTCCGCATGTCGAACAAGTTGCCCTTCGGGATCGAGTAGAGCGATCCCTGCAGGCGGACGAGCTGGCCAGCCAACTCACCCTTCAAGACCGTGATCGCACGGCCAACGCCCGTGGTGGAGTGCGGCTGCAGCTCTGGCGGGAGCCACCACGCCGGCCACATGTGGATGTGGTTGAAGTACTCGAGGGCGTGGACGGCCTCGACCTGGATCCAGCGTTTGCCGCGGCGCCGGACCCGGCTGTACGAGACCGTGAGCCAGAACGTCCGGTAGCCGGGCAGGTCGACCGAGATCGGCCTCATCGCATACTTCGACTGGCCGTAGAAGTATTCGGTCCAGTGCTCGTTCTCGGGCACGAGGATCGACAGGCCGCCAGGGATCAGCTTCTTGTGGTTGAACTTCAGCTCGCGGAAGTCGCCGCATGGACCCCAGATTTCGAGGTACTTCGAGTAGAACCGCACCTTAGCGCGCGGATGACCGAACCGGAGCCGGTCCGCCTCGTCCTCGTTCTCATGCTGGGCGAAGAGCTTACGACTCACAGCAGTCCCTCCTGGAATCTCGGGACCGTGCCCCACAGCTTCGTCGCGGCACTACCGCCAGCGACCGAGAAACGGACCGTTGTCACCACGCCCGCGGGGATCGGCGAGGGCTCCATTGGGGCCTGCATCAGCGGCCACAGGTTGCGCTCTTTGCCATTCGCCGCCCGCGCGCGCAGGCGCTGCATCCCGTACTCGGTGTCGATCTTCAGCGTCTCGCCTACGAAGATCGGCGGGAATCTCAGATCGACCGGGCCATCGATGCCGTCATAGAGAAGCTGCAGCATCCCAGGCCCGGTGAACATGAACTTCGGCCAGCCATCAACCTCCGGGCCCGGATGGAGCTCCATGTGACCACTGGCAATCAGACCGTTCTTGTTCACCCACTCACTGGCATCTCCGTTATATGCGCGCGCGAATGGGTGATCTGCATGCAGCAACACATCGAACGCTGCGTACCTGTCTACTGCCGGGTCGGATCCGTACGCGGGCTTGATCGACCCACGCCGTACGGCCAGCATCCGCCACCCGAGGGTGGTGAAGACGCATAGCCAGCCCTGGCGGTCGCGGCTGATCAACTGCCGCAGCCAGTCCCGGCGGCGATGGAACTCATCGACGGTCCGGCCTTCGACGTAGATCGGCAGATCCAGCTCGCCGTGATCGAACGTCGAGTCGACATACTCCTCGCCGACCTGTCGGGCGCCCTTGTCGAAGATTGCTGCGGCCTCGGCGTGCCCGAGCCCTTCCGGGCCTTCGCCGAGCGTGAATCCCTGCGTGCCGGCGGACGCCCCGCCGGACAGGTGGAGAACCACACCGTCCGGCGAGACGTAGTAGACGATCGTCGTGTTGTCATGAATCGGCTCGACCATCACCTACCCCCAACCTCCGACGAACGCGTCGGATCGAGTCAACCTTCGAGCCTCTCGACTCATCGCGTGCGCCGCCTCGTCGTCGTTGTTCGCGACCATCTGTTCGATGTTGACCAGCGGCCCGGACGGGCGAGCTGTGATGCGCTGCAGTTCGCCGAGCATCGAATCCAACTGAGACGGCGACACTCCACCGCCATTGGCCCCTGCACGCAGGGCGGCCAGGTCCCGCATATCCACCTCGTAGCGGCGGCGATCAGCGGCTGTCTGCACCCACTCGGTATCACCAGAGAGATTCAGTGCCGCCGCACCATTCGGTAGAGCGCCACCCATATCCCGCAGGAACGTCGGAACCTTGATGCGTTCGATGATCTCGTCCGCCCACTGCTGCGTTCCCGGTGTCGCCGCCGGGGTCAGCAACTCCTGCGGCATGGTGTTCGACGGGATCGGCAGATTGAACTGGTCGATCATCGCCTTCGCCCACTCGGGAGTTCCCGGCACCTCCGGCCCCTGCTTCGCAATCTCGGAGTCGGAGAACGATCGCGGCGTGGCCTGCAGCATCCCACCGGCGTCGGATGCAGTCAGGGACAGGATCTTCTCTCCAGGGACCCCGAAGAAGTCGAGAGTCCCACCGAGCGTCTCAGTGACCGCAGACTTCGCGGCGTTGCCGAGGATGTCGCCGATGGTTGACGAGTCCCCGCGCTGCTCCTTCTGCGCCGCAGCAAGAGAGTTGATCGCCTTCTGCAGATCCGCATCCGCCCGCTCGCGATCGCGATCGGTCGCCTCCGGATCGTCGTAGACCTCATTACGTTTGGCGTCAGCCTCATCGATCGACCACTGCAGCTCCTTCAGTTGGATCTCGTCATCAGTCAGGGATGACGTCAGCTCCGGTGCCGGCGGCGCGGGGGTTGCATTCGCACCCGTCTCGGCTGCACGCTTCTTCGCTTCGAGCGAGCGGACCCGCTCTTCAGCGCGCGCAACCTTGCTCTCTGCCTGGTCCCGATCGGCCTGAGTCTTCTTCGGGTTCCCGTTGGTGCGCTCCCGAGCCTCCTGGGCCTGCGTGATCGCGATCCGTGCCGAATCGAGCGACAGTTCATCCTTCTCGGTCCACGTCGCCTTCTTCTCGCTGCGGCCATATCCGCCGTACCCAGCCCCCGAACCGGAGCCATCGCCCGGAGGATTGAACGCAGAGGCGGGAAGGTGGAACTGCTTCTCGTACTGCTGATCGTCCGGGCGCGATGCGCCGCTGCCGTACTTGACGCCGTCCGAGTTCGACTCGAATGGGACGCCGTCAAGCATTGACGTCATGTGCGAGTTCGGGCCGCCACCGCCGTTGTGGACGCCGATGTTCAGCGCCGACGACGGACCCATACCAGGCCGGAAGCCGAGCGAGGGGAAGTCCGACTCGGTCGTGTACCAGCGAGTGAACCCGTCCAATCCCTTGAGAAGGGCGTAGGCGAGGGACGAGTACGACGAGCAGTCCCACGACGGATTGCCGACCTGCCCGTAGCCGTACGGCTTGCCGGCCTCCGGAGCCAGTCCAGCGTGTGCCCGCTGGCTGGCGATCCGGCCACCGGACTCGAAGCCCGGAAGCTTGGGGAACGTGCCCGCGTTGATCATCGCAAGCTCGCGGTCGTACCGATCGGATGAATCCGAGTTGATGACCCATTCTTCGCCATCGACCATCGCGATCCCGCGGCCGTCCTTCGTCACCGCGTAGATGCCGTCCGTGCGCTCAGTGCCCGGACCGGTGGCCGGCATCCGGCCGCCGCCCGCGAAGGCAGGTAGACGCCCCCCATCCGCGTTGCCGCCCAACTGAACCGCCGGTAGTGGCCCGGCAATATTTGCCGCACCGAATGCCCGGAGACGTGCTTCGGCGCCCTGCGAGTCGGCAATGATGGTGAACGTCTTGTTCGGGATGATCTTGTCGATCACCGTCTGGATAGCGTCGAGGGCGGCCTGGTTCGGGGCGGTGAGCTTGACGATTCCAGGCTTGCCGTTAATATCCTTGTCGATCTTGACTCCGACCTCGTCAAGTCGGGCCAGCGCATCAGGCGTCAACGCCTCGACCGGGATCTCGATCCCCTCGGCGTTCGCCTGGAGGAGACTCCGAACGACTGTCAGCTGCTGCTCTACCGAATCCGCGCCTTTGAGGGAGGCGAAGATCCCGATGTCCTTCGGCACGAGTCCGGCCTGCTCCGCCATGCGCCTGATCTCGTCGGCCTGGAGACCGGTAGCGGCGGCGAGCTGCTTGAACTGCTCTTCGTTCTGGGCCCAGATAGGGGCCATATCCGCGCCGGAGGCGGCGGCCTGAAGAGTGGCTTCCTTGATGTCGCTCAGGGACGTCAGGAGTCGGTCGCCGTTGGTTGTCGAAGTATTGACCGACCCGTCGGCGTTCTTCAGTGCCTGAGCCCAGCCCTGGGTCTGGTCCCATGCCTGCTGTGTCGCCTCGGCAGTATCGCGGACTTGGCGGTTGTAGGACTGCATCGCGGCACCGACGTCGACCGGCTTGCCCGACAGGATGTCCAGCGCCGTCTTCAGCGCAGACGTCCGATCCGCTGCTGATGCCGAATCGTCAGCGAGGGTCTTCACTGCTTCCGACAGGCCGAAGAACCCGGGCGTGGTGTTCTGTGCGACAGTGCGTGCGTCCATGATTGTCTGGCGCATCGCGTTCAGGTCGTCGGAGGCCTTGATGCCGCCGTCGCCCATCTCGCGCAGCTTCCCGGTGACTGCCGACCATGTGGAGTCATCGGCCATCGCCTGAGCGACCTGCTGATCGGTCATCCCAAGCTCTTCAATGGCCCCCTGCGCCGCCTTCGCAGCATCACGCCGTCGCTCCATCTCTGGAGTCCGGTCATCTGCGTAGCCGCGACCCGCCGTGAACGGGTTAATGTCGCCGACCACATCCGAGAAGTAGTCGTTCCAGCGGGGGCCGGTCTCCGCCGCGTCGGCGAAGGACTGTGCGAGGTCGGTGACCTGGCTTGTCATGTTCGCGATGGCGAGATCGTCGAACGACCCCTTCGAGCGCGCGAAGATGTCACCCAACTCGGACTGGGACTTCGAGATCCGCTGGATCGAATCCTCGTAGGCCTGGGTTGCAGCCTTCCCTGCGTTGACCGACGACATCCAGGCCGTGACACCCATAGTGACGGCCGTGAAGCCGAGAGCCCACGGTCCACCGAGCGCGTTGACGATACCCTTGGCTGCCTGCCCGAACCCGCGCGCCGCACCCACAGCAGCGCCGCCGACAACACCAGCGAACGACGCAACATTCGCCGATGCGAGCCGGAACTGGGAACCGAGCCCTCCGGTCGCCGTCGCTAGGGCACGCTGACGGTCCGCGAACGCCGAGGTTCGCTGCGTGACAGACCGGTAACCTTCACCGATCTTTCCGACTACCGCAGATCGGGCCTCGAGGGTCGAGAATGCGGCAGCGACGTTGCCGATCTGCTCCTCGTTCTCCGACAGGGTGTCGCCGAAATTCGAGTACTCGTCGGAACTCTCGGACGCCAGAGACTTCTGGACCTCCATCTCGTCCCGGAAGCCCGCCAGCTTCTCCTTGATGCCGTCGAAGAACGAGCCAGCTGTGTCGTCGAGCCCGAAACCCTTGATGGCGGCGAGTGCACCCATACCGACCTGCACGAACCCGGGGAGTGCCAGGAAGGACTTACCGACGGTGGCCACGGCGTCGCCAGCGGTTGACAGCCCATCCACGATCACCGGGGTGGCGGCCTCGATCTTCTCCGCAGCGCCCTTCGCGAACGATTCGAGCGGGCCGTCGATCAGGTCATACAGCTCGAGCGCCAGATTCTCAGCAGAGTTCTGCACCTTCGAGATTGCGCCCGGAAGACCTTGAGTCTTCGCCGCAGCGACCTCGGCTGCCGCGCCCTGCCGATCAACCGCGGCGCGCATGTTGTCGAAGCTCGCGACGCCGTTCTCGGCGGCAATACTTGCCATGCGCATCGCGTCCGAGCCGAACAGGGTCGCGGTCGCGGCCTGGTACTGCTCCTCGCTCATTTTCCCGGACGCCGTCTTGAGCTGCTCGAGCAGCGACCGCATCCCGATGAACTTGCCCTGCGCGTCGTAGACCTTCAGGCCGAGTTCTTCGATCGCGGCCTGGGCGGGCTTGCCCTGGTCGGTCAGCGCGAGCAGTGACGTCTTGAGTAGGGTTCCGGCATCGGACCCCGAGATGCCGGCGTTCGCGAGCATGCCCAGGGTGGCGCTGGTGTCCTCGATAGAGACGCCGAAGCCATTGGCCACGGTGCCGGCCTGCTGCAGCCCGTACGCGAAGTCCGTCATCTCACCAGACGACGCGTTCGACACATTGGCCAGGACATCGGCGACATGGGCTGCGTTACCGGCGTCCAAGCCGAATGCCTGCAGTGCCTGTGACTGGATCGTGGCCGCCGATGCAGCATCGATCTGGGCCGCCGCTGCGAGCTGCAGGGTGCCCTTCGCCGCATCCATCGACTGCTGGACCGAGAAGCCGCCCTTGGCAAGTTCGGTCATCGCCGCTGCTGCATCGGATGCAGACGCGTTCGGTAGCGAGGCGTCGTTGCCGAGCTCCTTCGCCCGCTGGCCGACGGCCGCCATCTGGTCGGCCGTCGCCTGCGAGACGGCCTGCATGGTGTTGAGGGTGTTCGTGTAGTCGTTGCCGATCGAGATGACCTTCTGGAACGCCACCCCGGCGCCGACACCGACACCGATCAGACCGCCGATCTTCGACGCCACACCGACCGCGCCGCGCAGCCCGGACTCGAGCTTCGTGTTGAAGCCCTTGAGATCCGGCGCGACCTCGATGTCTATCCGACCACCGGGCATGACGTACCTCCTTGAGGTCGAATGGAAACGAGGGGTTAGCCGCCAGCTAGTAGCGCCGCGAAATCGCGGCTGCCGAGCTTGCGGCCCGGATCCGGCACTGATGGGGTGTGGAGTTCGACGGCCGCCTCGTACAGTTCGCGGCGCAGATCGGCGATCGGTCCGGGCCGCCACGCCACCGGCGGGATCAGTGGCTGCTGCGGCGGCTTGATGCCCCGCTTCTTCCGCAGGGCGCGTTCGGCTTTCACCTCGGGGTCATCGGGATCGGTGATCCATGAGGCATATTCGGAGCGGAGGAAGAAGTCGAAGCGGTCGAGGAACATCGCCATGTTCTCCGCTTCGAAACTCCACTCGTCCGGCAGCTCCTCGATCAGGACCACGAGATCCCGACATGCGAGCGTGCGTAGCTGCTCACGCAGATCGAGGTGGTAGTGGTGCCGGAAGCCCGCATAGGTGGCGCTCCAGCCCTCCTTCGTGAGGAGGAGTGCTAGAGCGCCTTGAAGTTTCCCTCGGCGTCGAGCATTCCGGCGTGCTTGTAGATCTGGTTGATCAGCCGGTCGGCGACTCCCGCGTTCTGCTCACCGATGTCGATGGCCAACTGGCGGGCGTCACCAGCAGTGAGGATGAACGCGAACCGCTCCTCCCATAGCTCCGTGATCGCATCCAAGGAGGCCTTGCCGTCCTTCCCGACCTTGTACTCCTTCTGGAGGAGGTGGGAGAACTCGAGCACCTCGGCACCGGTGTAGTCGCACCGGATGTCGTAGGGCTTGCCGAACAGCGATACCTTGACGGGCGGCTGCTCTTCGACGGCCCATTCGTCGGTCAGTTCGATCCGCTCGTCTGCAGCGTCGTCAACCTTGGGGGCGTTCTTGGGCATGGGTGCACCAGGCCTTTCGTTGTCAGGGGTGGGGCGCGCCGGGCCCTGGTGCCCACCCGGTAGGGGCGGGCCCGGTGCACGTGGGGGTGACAACCCCTACCGGGTGGGTTCACAGAGCCGGGACGGCCCTAGGGTGCGAGCGGGTTGAAGCTGGTCAGCGGGACAACCTTGTCGAGAGCGAGGAGTTCGAACTCGAAACCGTCCAGGCTCTCGCCGCCGAACACACGCGGCGGCGGGGTCGTCAGGGTGACCCGGCTGCAGTAGAAGCCCGCGGTGCCGTCGTCGTCGCGGAGCAGGAGTTGAATGGCGAAGTCCTCATCCTGGCCCGGGTTCCACTGGAAGACCTTGGAACCGGTGGAGGTCTCGGCGATCGATCCACCCTGCAGTGCGGTGAGGACCGTGGCCTTCGAGTAGTCGGTCGCGCGCAGCTTGATGCGCTCCTCGAGCGGGCCCTTGACGACCTTGTACGGCGCCTCGCGGCGGTTCCACACCGGCAGCGTCTTGATGTCCCGGCTCGGGTTGACCTCGAACCCAGCCTCGATGCCGCCGAACGCATCCCAGGTGATACCGGGGGCGGTACCGCTGACCGGTGCATTGGCGAACGGGTCAGTGGGCATCGGGGTGCCGGCGGGCGCGCGGTAGACGTCGCCGTCGAGCCAGACGTATGCCTTTTCGGGATTGGCGTGAGTGCTCACGTGTTTCCTCCTGATTCCTGCTCACGAGTGGTGAGCACATGCGGGAGTCCCATCCCGGGCGTGCCAGGCAGGCACCCGGGATGGGACGACTGTGGGGCGCGGCATCCCTACTGGCGGGGCGCGCGCATCTTCAGTTCCACGCGGACGACGGCGCGGAACAGTGGGAGGCCGGCACCGCGCACGGTGTCGACCATCGTGATCGGCCCGTCGACCCACCGGCCCGACCATGCCGAACCGCGGAACGAGACGGTGCGGGCGCGGCCGACGAGCTGGCCAGCCATCGCAGCGATGTTCCAGGTGAGCTCTTCAGGATCGGTGGTGCCGCCGAGGATCTCGATCTTCGGGGCCCACGCATTGATCTGCACGATCGGTTTACGGAGCATCGGGTCGATTCCGACATTGCCGGGCGCGGCGAGGGTGACGAACGGTCCGGCGATCGGATCCGGGACATTGCGCGTCGACACCGAGGTGCCGGGCACTAAGTCGGTGAACTCCGGCTTCGACAGCAGGAACTGACGAACAGCGCCGGGCGCGAACGGGATCGGCGGAGTCATCGCTATCGCCTGCCTCTCGGTCGCCACCCGCTGTACTTGCCTTGCTGACGCGCTGCGTCGGTCAGGGCCGCGTGGGCGGGAGTGTCGCTGGTGCCGTACTCCTTGAACACCCCATCGGGGTCATCGTCGACGACGAACACTCGATCGCCATTGGTTTCGACGCCGATTCCATCCCGATACTCGCCGGTCAGGACGGGTGCCGTGGCGCGGGCATCGTCGGCGATCTGCTCGGCGATCTCCTGCCGGCGCGCCGTCGAGATACAGCGGGCTTCGCGGGCTGCGATATCACGGAAGATCCTCACCCGGGCTGCCATCGTCAGGGCTTCTGCGTGACGCCTGCGTTGCCGGCATCGTCCGCACGGGCCTTCGCCACCTCGGCGACCGGCCGCGGGGAACGGATGTCATTGCGGTTCTGGTAGGCGCGTGAACCGCGTGCGGCCCAGCACTTCTGTCCGTCCTCGACGTACTCGACGATATCGTTGTCGTGCTCTGCCTTGTTGGCCATGAGTTACTCCTTCATATCGGATGCGTTGCGCACAATGGCGGCGATGTACGCGACGCGGCGCGAGCCGCGTGCCGGACGCCGGGGCCGCGGGGTGCCAATGACGTGATAGACGGTGCCGTCAGCGCCGCGGAACCGGTCCCGGCGCTGCGGCATCACCGGGATACCCGGGTTGAGCAGCAGCACGAACCCGGATGTTTCGTGGCCGTCGTCGAACTCAACGTTGCCGACGTCGATCGACGACGACGTCAGCTGCCGCTGCTGCAGCAGCCCCGTCCACTCAATCTCACGCGGCAGGCCGGGAATCCGGTTCCCGGTTGCTGGATCGATGGTGGGGTCACTGTCGACCAGCAGCACCCACTTCTCCGGAAGTCTCGCCATCAGCCGAGCCTGATCGAGAAGGCGCCGCCGTCACCCGCGCCCGACGGCTGCAGCGGTTCGAGCTCGTCGTCGGTGAAGTACACCAGCGATGCGTCAGAGTCGGCGTACGTGGTCGAGATCTCCGGGTACTGCTCACTGCGGACCCTGATGCCGATGCGGAGGGTGTCCAGTGCGCGGCAGATAGCAGTGACGAGGGTTCCGCGCACGAGGCCGAACCGGAGTGCGCCGCTTGCGATTCGCTCGTCGATATCCTCGACGAGCGCCCGAAGCTTGTCGGATGCGTACTCGATCAGGGAATCGACTTGGGCGATCTCGGGCTCGGCGAGGGTTTCCCCAAGCCGAGCCTCGACATCACTCCGTTCGACCAGATTCAGCGCTGGCGCTGTCATTCTTTCCTCCAGCCGCCCGTCGGCCGGTCGGCTTCGGGGTGTCCTCGGTCGGCGCGACGAGACCGTCGGCGACCAGGCGGGCGACGTCGTCGTTGGTGACGTCCGACGGAACGATGGTGCCGCGGTAGAGGTACTTGACCTTGCCGTCGGCGCCGTTCACTCCCACGAGAGGAGCGGTGACGATGTGGCTCATAGTTGCCCCTCTCAGGCCGTGGCGCCGGTGATCTTGACGGCCGCGGCGGGCTCGCTGACGTACGGGACGAAGACGCGGCGGGCTCGGACCTTCCACTGGTCGTTGTCCTCGTCGCGGATCGACTTCGTCTCGATCGTCTCGCCGGTGTATCCGCCGCCGAGCTTCTCGTCGGCAATGCCGCCGAGCGCGTTGGTGTCGAGGACCCATGCGCCGGGCGCAGGCAGGTTCGGAGTCGGCAGGATTGTCAGGCCTGCGATGACCGGGAAGTCGCCGGTGTAGACGGTGTTCGAGGCGTCCTCGCGGGCCCGGGCGGTCTGGATTGCCGGATCCGACGCGAGGTACGCCCAGGTGACGTCGTCGACGACGAGAACGTTGGGGTCGTAGCCCTTGTTCGCGCCGATGATCTTCGCCTTGGCGAGCATGATGTCGCGCAGGATCTTCGTCGACGTCGACCACACGCCATCGGTGGCCGCCTGAGTCTGCGTGACCTGAGAGGCGATCAGGGACAGGGCGATCGAGTCACAGTTCTTCACCGCGGTGTTCACCAGGCGGGTCAGCGCCTTCTCGACAGCGGCGAAGTTCGAGCGCTTGATCTTCTCGTCCGTGATCGGCACGTCCTGGCCCCACTTGTTGACCTTCACGGCCTGAGGGACGCCTTCGGCGAGTCCAGTCTGTGGATATTCGCCGCCGGGCGAGATCATCTCGACAGGGCGTTCGGTGTACAGCGGGTCGTCCTGATCGAAGACGATGGCGCCGCCCTGCACATCGGTGCGGGCGGTCAGCAGCACGTCCGAGATGAACCGCTGGGACGCAAGCTCGGTCGCGCGCCGGGAGACCAGGGTGGGCGTCGCCAGGAAGCGGCTGACGGTCTGGAAGTCGCCGGAGTACGTGGGCGGCGCCGGGGGGTAGGTGATGGCCATGCGGCCCCTCCTTTGTGGTCCGGAGTCTCACGACTCCAGGGGATGAATGGGTGGGTCAGCGCAGGACGACGCGGACCTTGCCGGCGGCTGCTGCCGAGACGGCGACGCCGACGACCTGCGAGTAGTCGGTTCCGGCGCCGATCGCCGCGACCGCACCGGCGGCGGCGGAGATCACAACGGCGCCAGCGGCGATCGCGCCCGAAGCGGTGAGCTCGTGCTCGCCGACGGCATGGATCGTCACCTTGTCGCCGGACACGGCGTCAAAGGCGGCGACACCGAGCCACGCAGACGACGCTGCGCCTGCCGGTGCCACGGTGCCGTTGCCGGAAACTGCGACGAGCTGGCCGCCTGTGATCGAGGCGGATGCCTGCGAGACAAGGGCTGCGCCGGGCTTCCGGATGGGGATGTATTCGGCCATGTCAGGGCCTCACTTTCTGGGTCCGTAGATCTGCTCGTACAGAAGGTCGTCTTCCGTCTGCGGCGGTCCGCCTTGTGGGCCGGCATGGGGAAGCGGTGCGGGAACGCGGGGCGCGTTCGGATCGACCGACGGGACGAGGGTGGGCTTGAGCGACTCCCAGTCGGCGGCGAGCTCCTCGGCGGTGTCACCGTTGAGTCGATCGACCCATGCGGCGGGAACACCGTTCGCGAGGGCGAAGCGCAGACGTGCCGCCTCGGCAGCCTTCTCGCTCGCGTCACTCTGGGCCACCTGCCGCGCCTCAGCGGCGGCCTGCGCTTCCTGCTGGGCGCGTTCGAGCTCGGTTAGCTTCGCTGCGTTGATCTCGTCGATCTGCTGCTGCAGTTCCGCGGCCTTGCGATCGGATTCGGCTCGAGCTTCGCGCTCGGCCTGAAGTGCTCGCAGCCCCGGTTCGCCGAGTGGCGAATCCGGAGCCTTGGGCTCGACCGGCTGCGGAGCAGGTGACGGCATTGGGGTCGGTTCGCTGGGTGTGCTCATGGGTGGGTTCCTCCATCGCGGGGGTTGTCCGGATGCGGCATCGCGCCGGCCGGAAGCATGTGGGTACGACGAAGGCCCCGGAGCAGATGCTCTCGGGGCCTTCGTTGAGTGGAGCGAGTTACGTGGTTGCAGATCTAAGCTCGTCGATCGCGACTTCTAGCGCTTCGGCATCGATCTCGTCGGCTCCGGGCCGGTTGACGATCAGGTCGAGCGCCGCCTGTTGGTAGTCCGCCGGCATTGGGAGGCTCTTCTCGGCGGCCTCCTCGAACGCCATGACCACCGCAATCTGGTACTCGCCGGCATGGTAGGCGCTCAGGGGGGTGTCCCCGTTATCGCGTGGCATGAAGTAACGTCCGTCCGCCACGAGGGCGTCGGCGAGCTCCTTCACGCTGTTCACATTCCCCATCGTAGTTTGCCCTTCCCGTTCTTGATCGAGTTCAGGGCTTCCTTGTTCGGGTATCCGGTTTGGAGGGTGGGCGTCGGCTTGCGCGCGGCGACGAGAACCTCGACCGGTATACCGTTCACCACGCGCCGGAAGAACAGCTTGCTACCGATCCGCTCGACCGAGTACGGGGCAACCAGCGTGAGGTCGATGGCAGCGAGCACCTCGTGATCCGTCCAGCCCGTGAACTCCGACTTCCCCTTACCTGCTCCATCGCCGTGGCCGCCGCCCTTGTCATCGCCGACGATGATGTGCACCGCCTTGCTCGCGACGTCTGGACGATCCTTCGGCAGGAAGTGCACGGCACCGCCGGTGAGCATCTCGGGATACGACTCGGGGACCTCGTCATCCGGGACCCGCCACGACCTGTCGTCATCACCGACCGACACCGCCCGCCCGTTGATGGGCGGCTTCGTCGGCCCCTTTCCACCGCCATCAGCAGCCCGAACGAGGCCGTCGCGTCGCGACGTTGATGTGAAGTTGGGGGAAGTCGCACCAGCACGCGGTGCTCCGGGGCGGTCGAGGACGTACCCGTTCATCCGGAGCAGCTTCAGCGCTTCCTCACGGGATCCCGCGAGTTCGTAGATCGCTTCCGGCATCAACCGGGGCGTGGTCTTCGGACTGCGGCCGCGGGTGATGATCGCCTTCCCGGCGAGACCGCGTTTGGTGACGCCTTCAGTCGTCGTGTGCAGCTGCTGGCCGTACACGTCGCGGCGCTGCAGTCGGCCGGCGACGTCGAGACCGTGCGCACCGCGGCGGGCGTTGACGACCTGGTTGATGTCAGCGCCATCCCGGATCGCTTGGGCTCCCGCGATCGTGAACTGCTTGTCCTGCTGCTCCTCAGAGAGGCCGTCGAAGTACGCCTTCGGGTCGGTGCGGAGATCGTCGGAGCGATCCTCGCGTGACGGGATGTGCCGGCAGTCGCACCCGGGATGCCTACGGAACCCGACGTTGTAGCGGTAGAACTTCCCCGCCAACACCACGCATCGGGAACATGCGGGTGGGTTGAGCATCCGCACGTATCCGACTCGCGGCCGCGCGGTGATCGACAATCCAGTCGACACACGGGCGGCATCCGCGATCTGCGTCTGCACCCTCCGCACGAGCGCCGCAAGCCCGGAATCCCACGCCTGCGCAACGCCGGCACCTTCAGCCACGCGACCCTTCGCGGTAATGACGGCGCCGTACATCAGCGAGTCCAGCGCGCGGCCGTCCGACGCAACCCCAACGAGACCAGCAGTGACAGCCTCAACTTCAGCGGCCACAGGTGTGCCAAGCTCGTCGAGCACATCGACCACGTAGCCGTCAGCGGAAGCGGCAGCACGCCCTTGGGCGACGATGACCAACTCCACCAACGCTTCGATGTTCTGGTCGAACCAGGCGTCGAAGTCCCGTGGCGGGCGTGAGCCCCATATGTCCGTGGCGATCGCGAGCGCCTCGAGCGTTAACTCCTGTTGGCCGCGGTAATACTCAACGGCGGCATCAGGAATCATCGCCGGGCCCCGGTCGTGCGAACCGTGCTATCGCGCCGGCTGCAGAGGCTTCGTCGTCCATGCGGCGCATCTGTTCTCGCTGTGTCGCCGAGTACCCGAGGTCGATGCGCGTCTGCTCGAGCGGCACGATGCCAGACTCATACTTCTTGACCGCGGCGTCCGCCTTCTGCGCGACCGTCGGTGTCGATGGATCGCGCCAGACCGTCTCGATCTGGTAGTCGCGATCCTCGAGCTCGGGCGACCTACGCAGGTACATCAGGTTGATGCGTTGCGCCTCCTCCCAAGCTCCGCCCAGGAAGGTGTGTTTCCGCTCGACCCGCTTCACCAGCTGCGTCTCCGACGAGCGGATCGCGTCAGCCGATGTCGGGTTGTCGCCAACGAAGCCCATGTAATGCGGTGGTAGCGCAGCGATCTGCGAGGTGAGCTGCGCGAGGAGCTTGATCGTGTTGTGGAAGACAGTCAGGTCCGCCTCGTCGAACTGGCCGACCTTGATGTTTGGGTTCTCGTTCGCCCATAGTCGCGACTTGACCTTCGACCAGGTCGAGAGCGGGTTTCCGTTGCGGTCGACGAAATCGGACTGCTTCAACCCGAATGCCCATCGTCGCGGCATGGCGTGGAACTCGCCCGACACCATCATGTCGGTGGCCATCTTGTTCGCCGCGTCGGCGAGCGGGATGATGTCGCGGAACTCGGTTGTGCCGTCTGGCCGCAGGATGCGGGGGCGATTCACCAGAGGGACGACCGGGACGATCCCGAAGTTGTGCGGGTCAGAGAACTCACCCTTAGCCCACTTGCCGGCCTTCTTGACGAACTCCTGTGTCTCACTGGGCGTGAACACCAGGACGTGTTCGACGTCGTCGGCGTCCTTCCACTTCTTGATCGCGCTCGAGACCCTGCGGGTCTTCGGATCCCGGCGGGCCCACACCTGGAACGGGGACTCGATCGTGTTCCGAGGCGGCTTGTCTGGCTCTTCGTTCGCGCTGATCAGCACGTACGAGCGCGACAGCGCGATGGAATCGAGATGCCCCTGCTGGGACTGCTCGTCCATGTCGTTGTACTGCCAGCCGGCCCACAGATCCGAGTCCTCGACATCAGAGTCCGCGTAGCGGAATCCTTCGACATCGAGCCGGGACTCGTAGGCGTCTGCAACGAGTCGGGCCCAGTTGAGGACGAGCTCGGCAACGGTATCGCCGATCTCCTCCCGCATAGCCTCGGACATGTACTTCAAGGGCTGCTCACCCTCGAGGTAGTTGTCGTACTTCGTCAGATTGGCAGCGTCGGCCGCGAGGCCCTTTTCCAGGATCGGGATGAGATCGACAGCTTCAGGCATCTGCTAAATCACCCCTCTACATCACGATCATTCGGCTACTGACGGGATCCGCCCATCCGGCCTCGCGGGCGTCGGCGGCGGCTTCGTGGGCGAGGATTGACGCCATCGCGGCGTCGATCTTCTGGTGGTCGGCAGGCTTGCCGAGGATGTACTTCTGCCCCGGCTTCGCGACCTTGCGAGCGTTGGCGATGTGCACGGCAGTGATAGGGCATCCGTCCTGCGTCGTCCGCCCCGACGCGAGGTCGGTCTCGAACCGGCGGATGGAATGGAACATGCGGTCGACCTTGTTCGTCGGCCACTCGAAGACGTGCTCATCGCCGTATTCGAGTGCCCAGTCGCCGATCTCGGAATACCAGTCCTGCGGGTCGAAGTAGAACCGCTCGACTTTCCATGTCGAGAAGATCTCGTCGACGGCCGCATGGACCTCCCCACGCGGGATCTGATCACCCCACTCGGCGGGATTCCAGATCGTCGGCCGGCGGTCTGGGCCATAACGCGGAGTGAACTGATGACCGTCGCGGGTCTCGCATCGAAGCGCGGTCCAGTCGTTGTTCTCCGAGCCGTCGCCGCCGACCGAGATGGGCGTACCTGGATCAGGATTGGGCAGCCAGAGCCGCGTCATACTGCGCCTCCCACAACCCATCTCGAAGCCACGATCCCTGGCCGTAGACCAGCCTGTTCCCGAAGAATCGCTCGGCCTGGGCAGGATCCGTCTCATTGAGCTCGAGAGCTTCGGCCTCGATCGAGTCGAGGTTCACCCATGGCGACCCGGCGTAGACGTACTTCAGGATCTTGCGGCGGTCACGCTTATTGCCCCACGAGAGCCCCTTCGGCGGGATTCGGTAGAACTTGAAGATGTCCGTTGCTCGCGACTCGTACGTTCGCTGTGCGGTCGAGTTCTGCGACGGGTCCCACGCGTTCGTGGTCTCCATCGTGCGGCCGCCCATGCCGGCGGCACCGCGGCGCTGAGTCTCCGCAACGCCGACCATCTTGTTGTTCACCGTGTACAGCCCGGTCTCGTCATGCAGCACCCAGGAGACCGGGTTACCCAGTCGGCCACGAGCACTTGACGTCACAGCATCGATGCGGTCGAAATCATCGCCGCCGACCTCACCAGCAATACGAATGAATCCCTCGCGAGGGAACATCAGATCCGAAAGCGGGCCAAGGCGAATCATCGCCGTGAGCGGACGGTAGACGTTGCCGACCTGGTCCTCGTTGTTCGCGGTCAACTGGATGACTGGCGAAGGATGCCGCATCCCCATTGGCTCGCCGGGTAGGTACTCGTACTCCCAGCCGCAGTTGCAGCCCCAGTCGGAGCAGGCGTAGCCGTCGCCCTTCTCGGCCCAGCCGTAGAACTGCGAGGGCCCGACTGCCTCGAGGCATGTCATCGACGCGGCCCACGGACCCTTTCCGGTCTTCTGGGGAGCCACGATCTGCGCACGCCGGTAGGTGAACGCCTGGTTGAACAGGGGCTCGGCCACGCCGGCCTCGTCGACACCCCACTCGACTCCCGGGCGCACCTGGTAGTACTTCGCCGCACACCAGAACTGCCAGTCAGACCAGACGAACTCAGCTCCGCGCTTGTAGCCGTCTGGCACTCTGCAGTGTCGCCGAATCCAGGCCTCACCCAGGTCTCCCAGAGTCGGGAAGTCAACGAGGAAACCGTCAAGCTCCTCCACCGGACACCGACCGCAACCGTCGCGTCGGCCCCGAGCTCGTATCCGCGGCTGCCGGCGCCGACTTCTCAGCGCGAACCTCGGCTACCTCATCGGCAGAGATCGTCCAGCCGTTCTCACGCATTCCTGCCGGCGTCATGCCGATCTGGTCAGCGAAGCGATGCAGGACCGAGGCGTCAGCAGCAGATGCCTCGGCCGACTCGGCGCGGACCTTCCAGCGGACCCACATCGCGATCGTCTCCCACCGCCACGGCTCCTTGATCCACTGCGCCGCCTGTGGGTACGTCCACGCCTTGCGCCATACGGCACGTTCGCGCGTCGAGCCCTTCGGGAACGGCCAGTCCGGAGCCTTGTCGGTGAACCCCTCGCTCGGGAGGGTGACGAACGACAGCCCGCGGCGATCGCTCCGCGCCGAGGCTGGATCAATCTGTGGGCCAGACCTGTTGCGAGCTCCTCCACGTGCCATCTGCGATCACTCCTTCAGCGGCGTCGCGCCACAGTCGGGGAGCCGTCGGCGTCGCGCCTCCGGCAATGTCTGAACTATCCGCGCGGTTTTGCGCCCTCCCCCGCGGTCAGGGAGACGTGCCCCTTGGGGGTCATCCCCCCTGGGTGCGCCTGCCGGCGGTCGCCCGGTTGCATCCGACGTGCTCGGGACCGCGGTACCTGGTGCGGTCGCGGTCGTCGTGGCCGAGGTCCCATTGCTGGCTGGGCTGGATGGGCCGCCTGCAGCGCCAGCAGTACGCAGCCCCGGCTGCCACCCTCGGCGCCCATGCGGCTCTGTTCTGCTGGTGCTGGTACCCATATCCGCGTGCCGCGCTGGTGCCTCGCGCCTGCTCGGCCTGCCTGGTGTGCTCTGGGCACATGGCGGCTGGCTGTATGCGGTGACACCCCGGACGTGAGCAGACGCGGTTGCGAGCGCGGGCCATCAGCTCCGCCGCCTCCCGAGCTCGTTGATCTGACCCGCGAGCCAGGTCGTGTAGGTGACGCCCGTGCCCGGCTTGGTGCGCAGCGCGTAGCTCTGGTGATCACCGCGGCGTAGGTACCCCTCGAGGTCGTGCCCAGCCTGCGCGTAGATACGGTGCACCTCATCCCGATCGCGCCAGTTGATCGCAACCTGCTGCCACTCCTGCCGCTGCAGCCGGCCGACGAGGTCAACGCCCCAGCCGAGCAAGTTCGAGACGCTGAAGGCGCGGGTCTGGTCGGCGACGGTGCGCAGCGGTGAGTTGGCGGGGCAGCAGCAGATCGCGTCAGTAGGGTCGGCGGCCCAGTATGTCGGCAACCGGTGGTGGATTGTGCGGTGTCCTGCAATCCCCCAGATAGACGGGGCTGACGATGCCCAGTTCGGCATGAACGGGTCGGAGATCAGCCCGCACCCGACAACCTCGAGGCGTGGATGCTTCCCGGCAGCTACCTCGGCGGCCACGTTCCCAGCAAGCGCTGCGCCGCCCGAGTAGCCGAGCAGCAGCACCGGATTCGGGTCCTCGTCGATCATGCGCAGCAGCAGCTCGCGGCCAGTACGCAGGGACTCGTCGAATGCCGGACCCATCGGTAGCGGGACAACACCGTAGCTGGCCGGCCAGGGGACCTCGCGGACACGGAAGCGAGTCGGGTCCAGGTGGCGTGTGACCGCGCTGCACATGTTGCCCTGCATAGGCTCACCGATGCCCCGGCAAGCGAGAACGCTGATCATGCTCACCCCTCCTGAAGTTGAACCCACCCGAGCAGCCGCACCACCACTGCCGGCAAAAGCAGCGGATCAGTGTGCGGCTTCGCTCCCGCCGCGTACGGGTTGCCGCGGCGGAGTGACGTGAACCCGGGTGGAAGAGTGTCCCGCCCACGCAGCGCTCGTCAGGCCAATGTCGATGACTGCGTGGGCGGAAGTCTGCGCGCCCCACCGATCCTCGGGGGAGGTTGATCGGTGGGGCGCGGTATCCCCGGGCGCTGGCAAGCTGCTCGCGGGGTGGCCGGGACTGCCGCGTTGGCGGCTGGTCGCGCCGGGAAGCGGCAGCGACTGAAGGTGTCCCGGAAGCAGAATCCCCGCCAGGCCCGGAGGACGGCGGGGAGTTAGGGCGATCCGGGATCTTCCCCCAGATACGCCGAAAGGGTGCGACGACCTGATCGGTCAATTCTCGCACCCTTGCAGGCGTCAGCCTACCATACGAACCTCCCGTCCGAGGTCAGCGCGTAGCGGTGTGCCGTTGGCGTCCAACACATCCCCGAGTCGGTAGATGAACTCGCCCCGCTTGTCGCCCACCCGGACCGGCTTCACCTTCTTCGACTCGCTCAGTTGGTCGACCCTCCGCTTGGTCATCGGAATACCCGCGTTCGTGGCAGTGCTGGCGCAGTCCTTCGCCGACAGCTCCAACGCCTCAAGCTTCGGGATCAGCGCGGGGTCGATGTAGAGCACCGCCCGATCCTCGGGGATGTCGCACGCTCGCCGGCATTGCCGCACTGCGTACCGGATCTCGTCCTCAGCCTCCTCGCAACCGGGCGTCATGGCGAGCGACGTCACGTACCGATCCAGCCACGCGGCGATAGCGGCCGCCTCGCCGCCGCCGTCATAGCTGCGCGCTCGGTGCTCGCAGACGTGGCGCGCCCATGAACCGAGGGTGGCTGTGAGTAGGTCTCTGGCATCAGCCGCGGCGACATTGAAGGGCAGCGGCTGCTCATCTGATCCGGAGGCGATGCCCGACCCGTCGACAGCGCATGCGCTCTGGCGAGTGAGCTGCACGGCCAGATCATCCACCACGTCAGGGACCTCGCGAAGGAGGGACTGCAGGCTCTCCATCTCGGCGCGCGTCATGAAGAACTGGTCGGTCACATCTGCCCCCACTCGTGTCCACAGACAGTGCACGTTCGGATGACTTCAAACCCCTGCTCCTCGCAGCGGATTAGCTTCCTAGGCTCGGGTCGGTGGACGTAGCCCGACATTTCTGCGAATCGCTTCTGCCGAGCGTGCGCCGGGTCGCCCTCGCTGAATCCACGTGGAGCGCGAAGGCGGTGACAGTCGACAGCGTTGCAGTGAGGGCAGGACGTCCACGCCGTGAAGGTCTCCGTCATGCGCACCCCCTGATCTCACCGACGATGTACTCGATGTCGTAGCCCTTGCGCTTCGCCTCCGTGGCGAGTTCGTCGCGCCGGTTCTCGACGTAGTCGCGGTCGGGCCAGACCGCGCCGACGGACTGATGGAAGCCCTTCCGCTTCGCCAGGACGACGTATCCGACGATGGGGTTGGTGTTGGTCATGGGGTCCTCCTGGCGGCTGCGGGTGCCGCCCAGTCGACCATGTGGCGATGTCATCAGTTCCCCCTCGGGTGGTGTCGGTGGCAGTACCAGATCCAGGTGGTCAGGTATGCCACGGCGTCGCTGGTGGGTCGTCCGCAGTCGTTGCAGTGGTGGGTCATGGCCGCTCCTGGATGTATCTGCAGATGCGGCAGCGGTAGGTCCCTGGGTCGATCAGCCTGGATTTCGGGATGGGGCGGTTGAATGCGAGCGCCCACAGGTCTGCGGTGGCTGGGACGCTGAAGCTGATGGTGCTCTCGCTCATTCGTGGTCCTTGGTGTCGAGGGTGATGTGGACGCCAGCGGTTTCCCCGATCTCCGCGAGACGCTTTGTGGCGGTGAGTGCGACGACTTGGCTGTCGTCGTTCCAGCAGATGCCAGTGAGGGCGTCGAGGATGGCGCGGGCGAGCTTGTCGATGTCGGGGCGTTTGACGGCTGGCGGTGTGGATCGCTTGGGAGCCGATTTGGGGCGCGGCATAACGAAGTCCAGCCCGACACTCACGGGACCGGTCATTAGGCCGTCAGCGTTCGAATGAGCGGCCAATGCGACGCGCTCCCGCCACGGTCCGACCGCCTTCGATGACTCGATGAGGATTCCGCGGCCGACATGACGCTTGCTGCCCTGCGGCGCAGGGGCTCCGGGAACGAAGAGCTTCACGGCGCCACCGGCCCATCGCCAACCCCCGACGATCGGATCAGCGACTGCACCCGGCGCGGCTTCGCCTCGAGCGCTTTCCGATCCGCCATCCGCTCCCGGAACTCCGCCTCCTGATCCGGCGACAACTCGAACGGCTTCCGACGCCCCGCCTTGACCGCCCGCACCCACCGGTGCGCCTCGGGTGGCAACCAGCCCATCTCCTGCAGGACATGGCAGGCGTCGTCCATCGAGTCCCGCTCGGCTTGCGTCATGCCGTGCAGCGCTTCGGTGTACGCCAAGCGGGCATGCTTGACCACCGACGCCGGTAGCGGCTTGAACCCGGACTCTTCGACGCGGTAGGCCCGCGTCACGCCCGACAGCAGGTCGTCGCAGGACAGGCCCGTACCGGAGAACACTTCCGCCCACGCGAGGATCGTGGACTCGCCGCCATTCGGAAACCACGGGTCGTTGGCGGCGCACTTCGCCAGGACGAGCGACGCGGTGCGCTTGTCGTCGTCGGTGATCATGCGAGCTCCTTCGGCTGGTCGATGAGGCGGTTACCGAGATCCAGGTAGTTCTGAACCTTCTCGTCGGCGCGGGACAGTCCGCCGGCGCGTTGCGGTCGAGTGAGGTGGCCGTCGAGGTACTGGCCGACGAGCTGCTTGGTGATCGGCTTGCCCATCTCATAGATCGCCACGAGTGCGTCCTCGACGATCTGCGGGTCGGTGTTGCGGGTGTGGATGGCCCACTTCGCGATCTGGCGGACGGCGACGAAGTTGAACGCCTTGCCGACTCGCTCGTAGGCGTTGACTGCTGCCGTCTGCTCCGGGGCTTGGTTGGCGGCCGCGAGCGTGCTCGCCCCCGTAGGGGATTCCCCTGTTCCCCTGTTCCCCTGTTCCCCTGTTCCAGCAGGTGATTTTCCTTGCGTACGCACTGAATTTCCTTGCGTCTGCACTGCGCTTTCAGTGCGTCCGTGAAACCGCTGGTCAAGGCGAGATCGGGCGTCATCAGGGGTCGGATTCCGGCGACCGGCTCGACGCTGCGTCTTCTGGTGCTCATCCCAGCTCGGAACGGCGAAATACTGGCGTCCTTCGACCTCGTAAAAGGTCACTTCGTAGGCGTTTGCAACTTCAGAGAGAAGACTCTGAAGTTCAGAGACAGTGATCTGATCTTCATCGCAGAAGGCAAACCCAAGCAGTCCATACAGATTCGTCTCGCCGATTCCGTAGTCGTCAGCCCAGCACCACATCGCCTCGTAGAGAATGCGGCCCGCGAATGACGCCTTGGCTGTCGACGGTGACCGGAAGAACTCCGGCTTGATCGTCCGGATGCGTGCCATCAGGCGCACCCCCTTTCTTCTTCGTCATCGGGAAGCTGCTGGCCTCCCATCGGGCACTGGTGCCCGGCTTTGTCTTTGTGCCGCCAGACGCGGCCGGCGGGGTTTCTGGCGACGGTGCGCCAGCAGACGGGGCAGCGGGCGGTCATGCCGCCACCGTGAGCGATGCGGCCACACGAGTGCCGAGCCAGCGAGCTACGTCCACCGACACGGCGTTGCCGATCTGCTTCTTCACCTCGTCGGTCTTCCCATGGAACTCGTAGCTGTCCGGGAAGCCCTGCCCGCGCGCGCATTCGCGGTTTGTGAGCATCCGGAAGCGGTAGCCGTCCTCCGTGAGCGTCGCGACGCCATGGTGGTTGCCGCCAGCAGTGATGGTCGCGAGCGGGTGCTGGTCGGCGCGGCGAGCCTTCGCGTTGCGCCGATAGGTGACCAGGTGCGGCACGTTGCGCTCGGTGATCTGCTCGAGCTGGTCGGCGACGTACAGGCGCCGGGTGACGGGCTTGCCCGGGTTCTCGTCGAGGATCGTCGACGCGGGTTTCGGCGCCAGCCCGGGCAGCGTGAGGTCGACGGCGCCGTGCCTGGTGAACACTGCGAAGTACCGGACGCGGCGCTGCGCTGCCCCAAGGTCCGCCGCGTCGATGATCGCGATCTGCTCGCGGTAGCCGAGAGCCCGCATTCCATCGAGCCACCACGGGTACAGCGACCACGCCTGGAACTCGGGCACGTTCTCGACGATCACCGCCTCGTACTGGTGTACCTCGGCCGCGGCGATCACGGCGAACGCAGTTGCCCGGTCCACACTTCCAGCGTCGGCGCGCAGTCGCTCCAGCTCCGCCGGCGGCTGCTTCCGGCCGCCAGATCGTGCGTGCCATACGCAGGATGGTGATGCCCACAGGCCGAACGTCGTCGGAAACGAACGCCAGTCGACCTCGGATAGGTTCGCGATGCGGTGTTCGGTGTCGGGGTGGTTCTTCTCATGGGTGGCGATCGCAGTCGGCCAATGGTTCGCGGCCACCATCACGTGATGCCCGGCCTGCGTGAGCCCTTCCGAGCTGCCGCCGGCGCCACTGAAGAGATCGGTCCAAGTCGGCGTCATGGTGTTACTCCCTCCAGCGTCTCGGTGAGGCATTGCCCGAACTTCGCTGCTTCCCCGTCCCGTTCACGCCAGTAGTCGGCGAGGGCCTGGACGCGGGCGATGGTGTCGGCGTCACTCACGGTGAATCTCCTGTCCAGGTGATTTCGTCGGCGTGGCGGTGTACGCCACGGTGGCCCTGGTCGCGTCCGCACTGGATGACGACCACCGCATCCCGGTAGCCGGCAGTGTCGGGAATCCGGGCCTCAAGGCTCGCGGGGCAGCGGGCGGTCACCGCGACTCCTCGGGCAGGCGCAGGACAGTCGCGGGGAGGCCAATCCAGGGCCCGTGCAGCTCGGACTCGCACTCGCTGCCAGCCCAGAAGATGACCCGCACGCCGTTGATGGTGTCGAGTTCCCCGAGGTTTCCGGCGTTGTTGTGGATCGCAGTGCCGTCCGGCATGGACGCGAGTTCTTCGGTGGTCTCCACCACACGCGGGCGGGAGTAGCCGAGAACGCCGGCCAGGTGGTCGAAGCTGGCCATCACCTCGTCGGCAGCCTTCTCTGCGGCTTCCATCGCTGTCGCCCGGCGTGCATCGCAGCCGCCTTCGGGCGTGTGAAAGTTCCACACCGGCAGGTCTGCTGCCCACAGCCACGCGACCAGTTCCTCGCGGGCTTGTTCGTCTTGCTGGTTCATGCCACCTCCCACGGGCCAACCAGACGACGGACCGTGCGTGCTGTCGGATCATCCGCATACTCGTCTGCAATGACATACGAGCCGGTCATGCGGTCCGGGATGTGCATGGCGTCGATCAGCGGCAATCCGCCCGGCCCAGCGAACCGGACCGCCCACTCCTCGCTGTCGGCCTTGACGTAGCCGAGCAGCGCGGCAGTGCCGGACTCGAACCGTTCGAGGACTTCGGTCGTGATCAGGCTGCAGGACGGGCACGGCTCCGCAGGCTCAGGAAGCGGTTCACCTGTGTGTGAGCAGTGCATTCCGATCGCCCACAGGATCTTCTCGCGGGCTTGTTCGTCTCGTTGGCTCACGGCTTCTCCTTCGGTCGTGGGCAGGTGCATCGATCACGCATGAGAACGCCCCAGCAGCACGGGATACGGGGCGGGAGAGCGGGGAACGGGCTCACGGTGCCTCCTTCGGGGTCGGCCAGGTGTTGTCCGGGCGGCGGTACCGGCACATGTCGGCGGCGGGGTACGACGTGTGCCCCCAGGCGAGGGATTCCTTAGCTGCGGCATACAGCTTCCGTAGTGGTTCCCCGCACGTGGAACAGGGTTTGAGTTCGTAGCTCACGGCTGGTCACCGCCCTCCGCGGTCATGCGGGCTGTGAGTCGTTCGACAGCGGCGCGAAACTCGTCCAGGACTGGCTGATTGCGCCGAAGCTCGGCGGTGCACTTCTCGGCTTGGCGTGCGAGGAATCGATCGACGGCTGGGCTACGAAGTCGCTTCACGGCCGATCACCGCCCTCCGCCACACGAGCAGCAGCCGCGAACGTGTCGATGTGCTCACGGCCCGAACCGGCGCACCACTCGCACTCGCTGTACGCGCCGAGCGCGGTGCCAGGACCACAGCCGGACCCGTTGCAGTGCGTGCACGACCAGGGGCGCTCGATGCGTTCGCAGTCGTCGCACCACACCGGGCACTCGTCGTGCTCGTTCTCGATGTTGACCAGTGACTCGGCGCGCTCGACAGCCTGGTCGACTTCGGCGCTGTAGACGCCGTATCCGGACACCTCGTCGGCGACACCGAGCGCGAGGGCCACACGGTCGCGCCACTGGCGAAGGCCGTCGAGCTTGTCCTGGTCCACGATCTGTTTGCCGGCATTGGTGAGTGCAGCCACCACATGCGCGGCGTGCTCAGCCTTCGCAGCATCGCGAATGTGCTCCGTGAACCCGAGCTTCCTAACATCCTTGGCCCCACTGAAGTCGCAGTCGATACCCGTGCATCCCCAGTAGGCGACCAGCTCGTACTCGTCGTACGAGAACTGATGCTCGGCGATGACCTGTTCCGCAGTGCTCACCGATTGCACATTTGAGTGCACATTTGTGTCTATTTGCTGTTCCGTGCTCACGACCGGCCTCCCTCGATCTCGGTGCGGAACTTGCCGCAGTTGCAGGCGCATCCAGGCGTAGAGGCTTCGATCCGGCAGAGATTCGAGCCGCCTTGAAGGTCGCGAAGTCTCACACCATCTCGCTTATGCCAGCCAAGAGCCCAGATGACGAGGTCCGACCAGCAGAACCGTTGCAGCTTGTTCAGGTGGTGGGCGATCTTCCAACGCAACTTCTCGCTCATGCCTTGCCTCCGTCCACACGCACAAACGGGGCGAGAGCCTGAACCTCCGCCTCTTTGCGGCTACTCGGCACCTCGCCGCCGCCGAGCGGGAGGAACATCCGTCGACCATCGCGGTTGACCCAGCGGTACAGCCTGTTGCGGCCCCAGTACCGCACGCCCTCGGGCACGTCCCGCCAGGCCTCCCAGGGCTTCTCCGGTGTGCCATCCGGCCCGCTGTCCGGCTCCTCGACGCGAGTGAATGGGGCGAAGCGGGTGTCCAAGGTGCCGTCGACACACCCACAGCTATTGCCGGGCATGAAGCACCATCCGCCGCTCTTACGCCGCCACACCTTCCCGACGCGGTCCTTGATCTCCGCTACATCAGCGGGAATGGCATCGGCGGTCTCCCATGGCCCGCTGTCCGGGACAGACACAGCAGGCGGGGCATCGAGGCACTTCGCGCAGCGCACCCACCCACTCGGCTTCGGTCCAGCGCAGGTGCAGTAGTAGCCGTCCAAGTACCGATCGCAGGAATCTGACTCCACCCCGACTTCGGGGAGTAGACGCCCATCAGCCGCAAGGGCTGTGAGGACGGCGCGGGCAACGCCACGATGGATGTCCCTACTGTTCTCGCTCAGTCGATCCCACGGGCAGGCAACCGACCGGACGTTGCTCTCCCAGATCACCCGAGCCAGCTTCTCCGCCTCCTCGTCGCGGGCAGACTCAGCCTCCAAGCGGGCAGCCTCCTGCAGCAACTGCTCGGCGCTGATGCCGCCCGGGGATCGTCGCTCCATGTAGTCCGCGTGTGCCCGCAGCGATGCAGGCGTGACTTCCGGTGCCGGCCGCCGCCACTCGTGTGGTGCATCGGCTCGCGGGTCGCCGTACGTGTTGATCGTGTCGGTCATCGAGCGTTCTCCTCGGTGTCGGGGCGGTGAAGGACGCGGGCGGGGAATGCGATGGTGTCGAGGCGCTCCAGCTGGTTGCCGCAGATCCACCAGATCCACAGCTGTCCACGCGCACTGCGGATCTCGCCGACATTGTCGAGATGGTCACGGATGACCGTTCCCTCGATTAGCCGCGATGCTTCCTCGGCGGTGGTGACCTCGGGGTGCAGGGCGTCGAGGATGACGTCGAGGACGTACTCGGCCTGATCGCGGGCTGAGTCATCGAATGCGCCGATAGCGTCGTAGGCGGCCTCGATCAGCCGATCGCGGGTGCTGTCAGGCATTGCGGGTCTCCTTCGGCTGGCGTCGCGTGCACTGTCCGCACAGCGGCATTGAGTCGATCGTTTTCTGCTCAAGCGGGCCGCGGACGGTGCGCTCGCCGGCCCTTACTCCGAACGCGTTGCACCGCGTGACCGGCCGGTTGTCGCCTCGGTACGCCGACCTGACCGTGTCGCTGTCGATGTGGGCCTTGCGCGCCGACCAGGTGGTCAGCAGTGGACGGGTATCGCTCATCGCTGGGTCTCCTTGTCGGGGTTGGGGATGCCGCGTCCGGTCCATCCCCACGGGTCGGGGATGTTGGTGCGGGGCTGGAAGACGTGCGGGGCGTGCTTGGCGGCGATCAGATCGGGGTCCATCCAGCGGTCACGCATCAGATCTCCACCGCCTCGGGTCTGCAGCCGCGACGATCTCGCCGGCGGCCAAGGTGATTGCCACCGCCACCCCCGCCGCCGTGACACCGACGGCGAGGGCGAAGGCGGAGAGCTGGGCGCGGGTCATGCGGAGGCTCGCAGGCGGGTGACCTGGCGCTCGGAGATGCCGAGCTGGTTGGAGATCTGACGCGCGGTCAACCCCACGCGAGACAGTGACGTGACGGACTCGCGGTACTCAGACGTTTGGGTCCTACGCGCCCGCGCAGGCCGAGTCCTCGGGTTCGAATAGTCGACGCCCGCCCATATGCCGAACCGCTGCCTCGACTCGTCGGCCCACTCCCCGCAGGCGGCGCGGACGGGGCACGCGGCGCAGATTGCCTTCGCCTGAGCCTGAGCGAGTCGCTCCTTAATGTCCGGGAACCACAGCTCGGGGTCGTGGCCACGGCATGCGGCACTGTCGCGCCAATCCTGTTCAGTCATAGGTCTTTGCACCTCCAGCATCCGGGGCACAGCAGCGTGTGCCGTTGATCGAGAATCTCGGGGTCGTAGGTCGAGAACCCGTACAGGTCATAGGCGCTGCTCACGACTGCTCCTGGTCGTGTACGCCGCCCCGGTCGTCGAGGAGGACGGTGCGACCGAACCGCACCACCGGAACCTCCGAGGGCTCCTGGTATGCCTCGACGATCCATCCGCACCGCTTCGACCGCTGCGGATTCGCGTGCACCGACTCGTCGCCCATGTTGTGGCACTCCGGGCACAGCATCAGGTAGTTCGACGGACGCTCACGATCGGCTGACATGCGCCGCAGTCGGTGATGCAGCACCGTCTCGTGATGCAGCCCGCACCGCTCGCACCGACCCTCAGCGCGGGCTACCGCGACCGGTGCGGCCTTGGCCAACGCCGCTGTCGCATCACGCTTCCGCTTCGACTGCCCAGCCTTCATCGGCGTCCGCTTCATGGGTGTGCGCTTCACGACTCACCTCTTCCGGCAACGCCGTACATGGATCGGACGCTGGCCCCGACGCTTTGCCAGGCCCGCAGCTCCGCCTCGAGCGCCTTCGCCTGCCGGTCCGCATAGCGGTAAGCAGCATCAGCGAGGTCGCGCGCTGACCGCTCCTCGTCCGTGGCCAACTCGGCGATGTACTTCCGCTCATGCGCCGCGCCGCCGGCTTCGAGGTACGCCTTCGCGAACGCCTGGTCGTAGGCGCGATCGGCGTCGAGGAATGCTGAGTAGGTGTTCGAGCAGACGCTGACACCACCGGCGATGCGGTTGGCGCAGTTACGGATCGCCTGCTCGACCTTGACCGGGTTGTAGTCCGTCATGCCGGCACCGCTGACGCGTAGAAGTCGATCAGGTCAGCGATCGCCGCGGCATCATCCGACTGCCGAAGGTCCCCATGCCCGCGCTGTGCGAACTCGGCACTCGCGGCAGCAGGCTCCAGGCCCGCCGACTTCAACACCTCCAACAAGCGGGTCCGCGCCTGATCCGCCTCGCCGACAGCGCGATCCGCGTTCGGCTCCACATACGTGGACGGCTGAACATCAACCAAGCCCATGCGCTCGAGCAGATCCGCCACCGAGAACCGCGGCCACTTCAGATGCCCCTCCTCGGGGAGGATCAGCTGAGTCGAGGCGATCTTCGTCAGCACCCACTGGCGAGGCTCACGCGCCTGCATGATCACCTGCACTTCGAACGGAAGGTTCTTCTCCGCCCGGATCTTCCACGTCGAAGCACCAGTGGGACGCCCGTCGCCACCGACGACGGCGACGTTGTCGAGACGAGCCGTCACGATCACCGGGCCAGGAAAGGCGCGCAGAGCGCTGACGACGTAGCCCCACCGCTTCTTCGCGGCGTTCCACTGATCCATCGTGATCGTCGCGTCCCCGCCCTTGCGGCCACGCTTGTTGTTCGCGATCGCCTGCTGCTCGTTCGAGAGGAGATCCCACACCTCGGTGATCGAGTCGACGATCAGCAGGTTCGGCTTTCCGTCGGTCAACGGCTGGTCGCCGGCCTCGCGGATTGACGCGAGGATCTGCGTGAACGAGCCGTCGTGGCGGAAGATTTCGAAGTCCGCGCCGGGAACGTTGCCGTATTCGTCGGCCATGCGTTCGCCGATCTCAACCCAGTAGGCGTTGCCGATGCGGTCCATGCCGGTGGCTTCGGCGGCGGTCCAGGACTTGCCACTGCCTTCGATGCCGGCGAGGAGGATGATCGGCCACGAAGGCTTCCCGGATGGGCGTGTGCGGGGGATGCTCATGCGTTCACCGTCTTTCGCTGTCGCTCACGTGCGCAGGTTCTGCAGCGCCGAAGGTTGTCTGCCGAGCGGTAGGTGTTGGCGGTGGTGTACTCATGGCCACGGGGGCAATGGGTTACTGCTGCGCCCTGCCTGCGCAGGTTCTCGGCTTGAGTGACCGCCTCGAGGTGCTGCGGGTTGATGCAGTTCCGGATCCGGCAGAGGTGGTCGATCTGCAGCCCGTCGGGGATCGGGGCAACCATGACCGTGTAGGCGAGACGGTGGGGTAGCCACCCCTTGCGCCATGCTCGAATGGTGCTCCCGTACCCGGCGGGGTTGAGTGGGCCCGTCCATCGCCAGCAGCCGTTGACGTCGACCTCAGCTCGGCGCAACAGTCGGTGTTCGTAGGCCCACGCCGGCGCTGGAAATGCCTTCTTCGTGGCCGGTGCGAACTGGATGCTCATCACGCACCGCCGTCGAGCTCGAGGATCGTCGACAGTGACAGGCGGCCACTGCGGACCATGCCCTGCACCAACTCGACGACGTTCTTCTCGGGCGTGAACCGTGGAGTCGACGGACGCGGCTCCGGCACCCGCACCCGAACACCCTCGACGCCGCCGTACTCCGCCGGCGCCCCCGCATGCATGTGATCGGCGAGCGCGTACTCGATCACCGACTTGCGCCCCTGCTCGGTCAACTGGAACGACGCCACAGACTCGCCGAACATGTCGAGCGCCCACGGCAGCACGCGCGCCTCGTCCTCGATCTCGACCGTCGGCTTGGGCTGCGTCGGCTTCGGCACCGACGCGTATCCGAGCTGAACAGTCTTCTCGTCGTCGGCGTACGCGTAGACGGTGCCGCGGGCAAGCTCCGACTGCAGCTCTGCCTTCTTCGCCGCCTCGGCGTCGGCAACGATCTTCTTCACCGCGGCGATCGCGGCGAGATCAGTCACGATGGATTCGATGCTCATTCGTCATCCTTAGGTTCTTCGAGGAGCGCGGCGATCTGCTGCAGCTGCTCCCCGGTGAGTTCGATTGCGAGTTCGGTTCGGTCGTCGGCCAGTTGAAGACGCACGACGCGACCGCTGCGGGGCCAGCCGGCGAGTGTGCCGATCGCGGATAGTCGGGTGAATCCGTCGCGGATGTCGATCACTCGATCACCACCGGCAACTCGACAGCCTCAACCCGGCAGGGCGTCTCGCCGAGCCAGAGCTGACCCTCCCGGGCGCCGACGGTGAACGTCCGACCCAGCGCGCCGAGCTCGCGGAAGCGGGCGCCGGGGGCCAGGAACCAGATCTGCGAGGCGTCCACGATGACGCGGGTCTTGCGGGTCATGACGCACCTCGCTCGATGGCGCTCGCGAGCTGGTGGAACGGGTCAGCCTCGCGGTCGGCCCTGGCCTGCTCGATGCGTTGCTTCTCCTGCTCGATGCGCACCTTGCGGAAGTCCTGCAGGCTGTGATGCCCGCTCTCGATACAGGCGGACCCGCACGGCGCCATACGCACCGAGCTGCAGGTCATGCAGTCCCACAAGATCATTCGGTCACCTCAATCTGTCGGTCGATGAGCGCGTCCCGGGCCCGGTCCCACGCGTCCGGATCTGTGTCCCAAAGCAGGCACGGGTCATC